TGCAATGGTTGTTCCAGAGATTATCAAAACACGTACAGATTTCCAATATCACTTCTATGGATCGTATCCTCTTACGTTGAAACCTTTTATTGATAGAGGAGATATGAAGTTCTTTAATTGGGTTCAACTTCCCGACTTTCCGGAAGCTATGGCTAATTCTGGTGCTCAAGTTACTTTTGCAGCTCTACAAGATAATAATTTTAATCGCTGCAAGTCCAATATTAAACTAATCGAAGCAGGAGCACTTGGTCTACCTTGTATATGTCCAGATATGGTCACATATAAAGACGCTTTCTTAAAGTATTCAAATGGAGCAGAGTTTATCGATTGTTTGAAGTCCGCTACAAAAAATCAGACTGTATACGCTGAGCATTGTAAGAAAGCTAGAGAACATGCAAGTAAATTCTGGCTTGATGACGAACCAAATCTCATGAAACACTATGAGACATACTTCACAGACTTTGGATCTCCGGACAGAAAATATTTAGTTTGATTGTCCGCAGCTTTGATAGTATAATGGATGCATGTATAGATGTGTAAATTATAATCCCTTAACGAATCCGTGTTTCTTCGGACATGGACGGATGCGGGAGATAGAATTGATACAGAGATTCCGTTTAGGCCATATCTTTATGTAGAAAAAGATGGAGCTGTTGATGCTACTTCAATCTTTAAGACTTCTTTGGTAAAGAAAATGTTTAAGAATAGTATTGAAAGGAAGAAGTTTACAGATGGTCATGCCAACAAGCGATTCTTTCATAATATTGGCCCAGAACAGCAATTCTTAATTGAAATGTACAAGGACTCTAATAACGGTCCCGACTTTTCTAAGTTTGCTCTAAAGACCTTTTTTATCGATATTGAGTTGGACATGAGTTCAGCAAAGGGATTTCCAACACCCGAAAAAGCAAGAGAACCAATTAATCTTATTACCGTTTATGATACTTTGACGAAGTCTACTCACACTTGGGGATTGGAAAAGGCATATACTTCCACACTTGAGGATTGCATATACCACCGTTGTAAGGATGAAGAGGATCTTATTCTCCAGTTTGTAGATTTTTGGAAAGTAGATCACCCTGATATTGTTAGTGGTTGGAATTCAGCTGGGTTTGATCTTCCGTATATTATTAACCGTTGCATTAACTTGTTTGGAGAAGACTTCCTCAGTCAATTTTCCCCTGTAGGCAGAGTTCACAGCAGAAAGATTTATACTGCTGATGGTAAAGAACAAATTAGGTGGCTCATTGGCGGCATTAGTTGTATTGATTATATGGAGATTTATAAGACATTTTCTGTAGGAGAAAGAGAGTCATATTCTTTAAATTATATTTCCGAGACAGAACTTGGGGAAGGAAAGATTGCCTTTAATGCTGCAAGTCTTGGAGAATTGGCAACAAACGATTGGAAGACGTTTGTTGACTATAACATACAAGACGTTCACCTTCTCGTTAAGCTTGAAAATAAACTGAAGTATCTACAGATTGTTAGACTCCTTGCATACAAGGGTTGTACTAACTTAGAAGCAGCTTTGGGAAAAATTGCTATCGTAACTGGAGCTGTTGCTATTCAGGCTCATAAACAGGGGTTTATCATCCCTACGTTCGGCGTCAACAACGACCGAGAGTCGTATGAAGGGGGATACGTCAAAGATCCAGAAAGAGGATTGCAAACGAGTATAGTAAGCTTTGACGTTAATTCATTGTATCCTAATACGATTATTACACTGAATATATCTCCAGAGACAAAGATTGGAAAGATTGTTACTGGAGATTTTGATACTTCAGAAGAGATTACTATTAAATTGGTTAACGGAAAGCTTCATACTACAAAAGTAGAAAGCTTTAAGAAGTTTCTAGTGTCAGAGAAGATGTCCATATCAAAGGCTGGAGTATTATACTCTCAGAAGTCCAAGGGAGTCATTCCAAATTTGATCGATGAGATTTACAAAGAGCGTGTAGATATTCAGAAGCAGCTACATAAATTGGAGCTTGCAAAAGCAACGGATGAAGTCACTTTATCAAAGATAATTTACTTTGATACTCTTCAATACACTTTAAAGATTTTCTTGAATAGTATTTACGGTACGTTTGCTAATAAACACTCTTCGATGATGGACATCGATAACGCTATGTCTATTACAATGACTGGTCAGAATGTTGCGAAGGCTGGTTCATCAATCATTGATGCTTATATTAAAGCTAATTACGGAATTGATAATAAATCCGCAACAATATATCAGGATACAGATTCGGTGGTTGGAGAAACTGTATTAAAAACTAATATAGGAGAACTGCCAATAGAAACCTTATATGATAATTTTATCGACTCCGAAAAAACTATTTCATATCACGGTCACGAAATTATAGATGTAGAAAATAAAGGACTCAAGCTACCAACTTTTTGTACAGCAACCAATAAAGTGGTTTGGGGCAATGTAAAAAATCTAGTAAGACATAAAGTATCAAAGAAAAAATACAAAATTAATGTGGGGGGAAAAGAAATTATTATGACAGAGGATCATGGTTGTATGGTCTTAAGAAGCGGACAACTATTACGTATTTCTCCAAAGGACATAAATCTAGATACCGACAAGATGGTTATTATAAACTAAGGTCATATACAGACACTAAATAAAAAGCTGTGTCTTGATAAATACCCATATGCAAAATAAAAACACTCTGACCAAAGTTGATCCTAATAACAAAAACACTTTTATAATTTGTAATGAGTGCAATAAACCAATGCCTCAAATTACTCACACACATCTTAAACATGCACACAGCTTAACAATAAATGAATATATTACTAAACATAATATTACAAAGGCTGATTTATATTCAAATCACCTCAGAGAATTGCGAAAGGTTACTAAGTTGAACATGATTGCAAAGTATGGAGATGACGAAGGTACTAACCGATGGAATTTATATATAAAAAAACAAGCTGTATCTAATAGTTTTGAATATAAAAAGAAAAAATATGGATGGACTGAACAACAATACAATGAGTACAATAACAATAGAGCTAGTACTAAACAAAATTTTATAAATAGACACGGGTTAGAGAAAGGCACACAAAAATGGAATGAATACAGAAAAACTCAAAGCAAAGCAGGTGTTACGTTAGATTATTTTGTAGAAAAATATGGAGAAGAAAATGGAGCAATAAAATACAAGGACTTATGTAATAAAAAATCCAATACTTTGAATAATTTCATACAAAGATACGGAAAAATAATAGGCAACGGAAAATGGAATAGATATCTTGAACAGCAATCCAAATATAAGAGACAGTCAAAGTTAGCAAACGAATTATTTGATAATATACATAATAAGATTGATAAAAATATACAAAATACTGTGTATTATGACTCTAAAAATTACGAATATTTTTTTGCTAAAACAGGATATCAAACTATGTTTGTGGATTTTTGTGAGTTGTCTAAGAGAAGAATTATTGAGTTTGCTGGGGACTATTGGCACGGTAATCCGGAAATATATAAACCAGATTTTATAAACACTAGAGCTAAAGCTACAGCAAAAGAGTTATACGAAAAAACTATAAGACGTAATTTAGTACTTGAGGATATACACGGTTGCAAAGTTTTGTTGATATGGGAGAATGATTATATTAAAAACAAAGAAGAAGTTATATCAAAATGCTTTAAATTTATAAATGAGTAATTTTACATATCAAATTTTAGATATAGACTCTGTTGAATGTATTGGTGCATTTAACGATGAGTACGTATACGACGTGGAAATGTCAGACAACACAGAACATACGTTTTTTGCAAACGATGTTCTTATACACAATTCGGTATATGTGACTATTCAACCTTTGTTAGATAAACTAAACCTTCCTCTACTCATAGAGGGAGAAATTAATCCCAAAGTAAATGAGATTGTTGATATTATCGATGCTCATGTAAATACTGAAATTTTAGCATGGGCGAAGAAGGATTTATACTCAATAGATCCCCGATTTGCTTTCAAACGAGAAGTAATTGCAGATGTTGGAGTGTTCCTTCAGAAGAAGCGTTATATCCTTCATGTATTAAACAATAAAGGAATTAAAGTAGATAAGTTTAAGTTTGTTGGTGTAGAACTTGTTCGCTCAACAACACCGAAACAGGTTAAGAAGTTTATTGAGAAGACTACAAAGACGGCTTTGCTTACTCGTTCAGCAAAAGAAGCTAACGAAGTATATAGATCAAGCTATGCAGAATTTTGTGCATTGAGTCCAGACGACATTGCATTGAGAACTTCAGTCAACAATTTAGAAAAATATGCAGAAGGAGCTTCCTTATACAAATTTAAGAACGCCACTCCTTCCCACGTAAAGGGAGCAATCGCTTTCAATATTCTTATCAAACAATTAGGTTTATCAAATAAGTTGGAGGCCATTCAAACTGGCCAAAAGGTTAAAAAGTTGTATTGTACAAAGAACAAATACGGTTTGGATGCAATCTCCTACGCTGTTAGTCTTCCTACAGAATTTGGCCTGGAAGTCAATTGGGACAGAATGTTTGCAAAGCTCGTTACTCAACCTATCGAAAGACTATATGAAGCAATCGGCTGGACACTTCCAGTTATAGGAAAAGAAATTCAGACTGATCTATTTGAAATGTTTGGCCAATGAAAAGTTCCGAGAAAAAACAAATTTTTAAAATTCTAAAACAATTTTTAACTAAAGATTTCTTTTTAGAAGATTTTTTAGATGGAGACTTGAAAGAAGATATGTTACACGCTTTTTGTATGCACGAATTAGTATGGATTGCTGAGAACGATAGAGTGTTATTAACTCCAAGTGGAGAACAAGCAGTATTTAATTACACATTATCCGTTGAACCTATTAAAAAGGGTAGTAAGTTATAAGAGAAATATGAGTAATACATCCAACAACCTAGTAGTTTTTCTTGACACAATCGGAAGAACAATCATCGGAAAGGCAACAAATGAGACAGACGAAATTCTTTCTATTGAGAATCCCGCTCTCGTAGCAGTTCAGCCAAACACCCAGACAGGACAGATTCAACTTCAGATTCTGCCTTTGTTCTTTAGGGAGTTTCAGGCTGATCGTGCCCAAGCAACTGTCTGGCACTTCAAGAAGGCCAATATCACAATTGCTGACGAGATTACGTTCGTTGTTCAGTTTGCTGCTCAGTATGAGCAACTGTTTGCAGCTCCGGCAGCTCCTCAGGGTTCTCCCGAAGTTGTTAAGTTGTTTGATTCTGACGAAGCTTAATCAGGACATACATACATTCGAAAGGGCCTCTTCGGAGGCCTTTTCTTTTGTTGAAATTTAATTAAAGGGTGGCATAATATTCAATATGGCTAAACAAAAGAATGAAGAAAGTAAAAATGTAGGATCAATTGCAGACGCTTTTAAGGTTTTAGAAAATCTTAATCCTTCTGCTAAATCCTTAGACGATGGAAGTTTGTCATCCGTAAACGAATGGATTGATACAGGATCGTATGCACTCAATGCAATTATTTCGGGTTCCTTATATGGAGGAATTCCAATGGGAAGACTGACAGGATTTGTAGGACCAGAGTCTTGTGGTAAGACTCTTATGTGTAACAAGGTTATGGCAAATGCACAGAAGAAAGGAATGTATATTGCTTATTTTGATACCGAAGGAGCGTTGGACGAAGCAACAGCCAAGCGACTTGGTTGTGACACATCAAAAATTAAGCATGTTCCCTCAGAAATTACTGAGCAGTGTCGAAACGAAATTGTTCAATTCTTGAGTTCTGTTATTGCTAATAATCTTCATGGACAGGTACTTCTAGTTATTGATTCGCTCGGTAATCTTATTACAACTCAGGAGAAGAAGAAGATTGACGAAGGAACAGACACGCTTGATATGGGTAATAGAGCAAAGGCTTTGAAGAGTCTGATGAGAGCAATCACTCACGCTGCTGCAAAGGCAAACTGTCCTGTAGTATTTACTAATCACATCTACGACGATCCTTCTCAGCTTCATCCTTCTGCAATTAAGAAGCAAGCAGGTGGTTCGGGTCCTCTTTATATGGCTTCTGTGATTGTTCAGATGGCAAAGAAGACGGAGAAGACAGAAGACAGTAAGAATAAGGATTCCAATACAGAAACTACATTCTTATCGAAAGGTATTAATGGAATGACTCTTCGTACACTCACTACAAAGAATCGTTTTGTTGCCCCATTCCTTGAGACGGAAATGTATCTTAACTTCAGAACAGGCTTGAACAAGTATTCTGGTCTTCTTGAGATGGCTGAAGGATACGGAGCACTCGAAAAGCGTGGTCATCAGTATGCATTCAACGGAGAACTGCTTGGATATTTTAAGGATTGGAAAGAAGACGATGCTGTATGGGCTAAGATTCTTCCGGTACTAGAAGAGAAGCTCAAGGTTGGACTTTGTTTTAAGAACGAATCTGATGTTGAAGTTGCGAGCGATTTGGATGATACTGAAGTAGATGAGTAAAACTCCGTTACCTTCTAAGCTGGATTTAGATTATTTTGAAAACATTTTATTGCTAAATGCTTTATCTGATTCAGAATATCTAAGTTCAGTAGTTCGATATCT